TTATTTTTCCTCCTCGTTCAGTGGTCGACCACACATAGGGCAACAATTAATAGTTAAATTCCAGCCGCCAAACACATAGCCATCGTCATCTCCAATGACAATATTGTTATCTGTCATGTCTTTGTTCGATGCATCATATTTGATAGTTAAGTTGCCATTAGAGACCTTAGGATCTATTGAGACACACAATCCCGGTATGTTGACAATATTCTTTTTGTGATGGCAATACGGGCAATTCTTTTGCTTTTCAGTTAATTTCATTAGTTGCCTCCAGATATGACCTCTTCAACGTTCATATTCTTAATGTCTAGTTCTTGAACATCATATTCATCTATCCACGATTCAGATATTACTTCCATCTCATTAAACCAAGCTAGTTCTTTAGCTCTTTCCTCATTAGCAGCCTTAACAATATAGCTATCAAAAAAAGCGTTAACTCTATACAGCTTTATCATTCTTTATAAACACACTCCATTTCGTCTTGCTCTTCATACCGCCTTATAAATCAATTAAGTTGGCAACTACAAAAGCAATAATCATCAATCCAATAATCAGACTAAATATTGTTTCAAGGCTAACCTTGCAGATAATTATTGTGATAATAATTGCCGTTACACAGACAATCCCCACACATAACGGTAATTGCTTCATTACTTCCACCTCTTTCGATTCGTCACACTATGGTGTTTCTTTGATTTTGATAGCTCATTTATCGATATTCCACAGGAACAAATCGCATTAGCAATTATGTTTAGTGCTTTGTATCGCTTTCTTTGATAAGGCGGCAGGCTCATTAATTTTGCTTTCATGATTTGTCGCTTACGAGTACGCTTGCTCATTCAATCCCCGCCTCTTTCAGTTTTTGATCTACCATGATTTCAATACGCTTATATCCGCTGTCTATTTGCTTGGCTAGTTCTCGCAATGAATGAATAGGTCTTCCAGCGTCAACTTTCTTTTCGTAGAACTTGATAGCTTGGCCATACGTGTTGAACCACCACTTTTGTCCCGATGGAGTACCGTTCTTTCGCATTTTGCCATCTTTCTGAACAATGTTGAGCGCTTCGCCGTCACTGACGATGGCAAACTTATTATCTAAATCAATCGTTATCATTTTTCTTCTCCGCTAACATTTTCAATGCTTCTAAGTTAGTTCTTGTGCTTGTTGATAATACTTTTACTTCTGTGCTCATTGCGCTACCTCCTCACAGTCATTTAGTTCTTCTAACGTACTCCAGGGCCATGAGCCATTTGGGCTATCGGCTTCTGAAACGTATTTAAAAGGCTGGTGATTTATAGCTAAGTAGGGCATACGCTTATGAATCCAGCCCCCGTCATTTAAATTTCGTTCGTACCAAGAGTGATCTTTCATTACGATTACAAGATCAACTGCTAACTCTTGTTTGGCGTCTTCTGGATCATGATTGAGCTGAGAAAAATGAAAACTAAATTCTTCCCAATTCATTGCAAGCTTGCCATCTGCTGACCCAATCCATGCAATCTCCTCTTCTGGAGCAAAAATTAAATCATTAATCTGCTTAATTAAGCTATTGTTTTTCATGCTGTCTTTGCCTCCTTGTAATTCCAATTGGTGCAGGCTTTATCTCGCATTAAACGACACTGATGGCACCATTCTTTAGCTTGTTGCTTCTTTTTATCTCCAACAGGCTTTCTAAGCGCCCATTTGAATTGTTCTTTATTCCACGGGACTTGATACTCGCTGTCATGCTCATCTAGCAATTGCATGTAATAGACTGCTATTTGAAGCTTAGTTTTGATAAAACGCAGGTTAGCAGCTTCTTGTGTTACACCGTTATATTCACTATCAGTTACTTCTAATAGCTTCCGAGTAGAAGCCCATTTCTTTTTCACTTTTTCTTTAGTCATGTGGCATCGGATCCCCACTATCATCAATTCTTTCGTAGTGTTGTTTGTTAGGCTGTTCTTCTTGTTGCTTTTTGAACCACTCTGGCAAACCTTCGTTAATTGGTTGACGTTTACGTGAGCCACTCTTTTGCTGATATTCACGGCTCATTTGCTGCTCGTGACGTTGATCAGACTCAATAGCAGCTTGTACGGTCTTAATTCCTTGTTTTCGATAGTCGCTGAGCTTCCTGTTAAGGTAGGGGTCTGCACCTCTCGCTGTTACATTGTGTCTCAAAGCAAACTCAACACAGTAATAAACAAGGTCATTACCAAATTCCTTACTCCACTCAGTTAAATCTTGTTGAGCAATCCCATTAGGAAATCCCCAATTATTTTGCCAAAGGGTAGTGATTTCCTGGAAGGAATGCTGTGCATCAGCTAACAGCTTATTAGTATTATTTAAATCAGTATTAGTGTTATCAGTGATTAGTAGTCCTTGATTTTCCGGAATCGGTTTTTCCGATTTCGGTTTTTCTGGTTTCGGTAAATCGCCTTTCGGTACCGAACTGTGATTTTCTGGTTTCGGTATTTCTTGGAGAACATAATCATACGTTGAAAATTTACCGTCTTTCCGATTTTGAGTTCGCTTCAAATAGCCAAGTTCCATTAACTCTTTCATCGCACTGCTTACAGCTGATTCACCATCTTTAAAATGTGTAGCAATCTCACTGATATAGAATTGCCAATCATCTGGCTTACTCCACATATACGCAAAGAGTCCTAAGGCTTTAAGGTGCATTCTTGGGTCATTGATTATGTCATTATCAATGATCGTGAAGCCTTTAATCTTAATTTTTTTAACGCGTGCCATGTTTCTATACCTCGATTTCACTTGCGTGTATAAATCCACTTAACATCTTCGTTTCACGGCAATAATCACATTTGCCACAATGAACAGGTTCTTCTTCTCCAGTCATTACTTTCCAAAAATGCGGTTGTAATTCCTTTACCTTGTCTAAATCGGCTTGCATTTGGTAATCATCATCAACGCCGTTAAAATCAATTGCCATCTTATCTGGTGGTGTCTGCTTGCTGATTGCAAAGATAAATGGCTGACACTCTTTACCAAAAGTCTGCTTAATCAATTCACGATACACAGCCATTTGAAGATCATATTCTCTGTCTTGAATAAACGGCACGTATCTATGTTCATCAGCGTTCCAGTGCCCCTTGTGGATATCATCTACTGTCTTCAAATCACAGAAGTAGCCTTTATCAAGCACAAGACTGTCAATCTTTCCTTTCCATAGGTAGCCATCAATCTCACCGGTTACGATTACTTCTTTGTCCCCTGGAGCGTAAAAGTAATTGAACATATCATCGGCTTGTAATGTTTGGATCATGCTGTTAGCGCCTTTAAATTCAGCTCTGAGGTGGCCATTTGGGTTAGTTTTAGTAGGTCGGGTCATTAAATCTTTTTTGTTAGCTTCGATAAAGTCTTGATGGCTCTTAGCACTCTCAAAGTAAGAATGCACGTAATTACCAACTAAAAGTGGTACCGGACTAGAAACAGGTTGCCAATCCTCTTTGAGCTCAGCTAATGCACGAGCTTCGCATTTTTCAAAGTCCTTGAATAGTGACACGCTCATGTATTGCCAATCGGTCTCATGGCTATAGTAATTATCAGCTGTCAGCTTCATCGGCTGGTTTGATGGTTCCTTCGTTGAAGAGTTCTGTTTGTCCGTCTGCGACTTCTTCGCCGTTCGCTTCTTGCTCTTCGTTGCTGTTGCCATCTTGCTTTACCCCCTTAGCCTTCGCTTCTTGTGACTTTTGAAATCCTTCTAGCAATTTATCAGTACTTTGTTTTTCATCCTCAACGGGCGTTACATCTCGACGCTCATCATCGTATTCGTTGCTTGTTGTATCGTTGATAGCACCAGTTAATAGATCACTATCATCAGAAGTATTAATAAACATCTTAGCGGCACGATTAAGCACAGTACGCTTTGCCATTTCTTGGCTAAAATTCTGCTGTACTTTGTTATTTTTTTGACGTGTTTGTGCCCATGACTGATCAATCTCTTTCTTAGTCATAACAGTAAAGTCAGTACCTTCATCAGTCTTAATCATGGCAAAGGCTCCAACGATTTGATTATCTTGATTTTCAAATTTAGGAACGAATCTCTTAACAACTAGTTCCATGTCTTCATTGGCGCCAATTTCAAAGTCATCTTTTTCATGAACAACTTCTGCCCTAACTTTCTTAACTCCATCCAGTCGCTTAACTGCTGCTACTGTTCCAAAGTAGCTTCGTTGCATTTGAAGTTCATTGCCGTATACGATGAAGTAGCATTGATCTTTCGCTGGTGACAATCCTTGCAGTGTCATATCTAACAAGGATTTAACAATTGAGTCATGCGAACACACTTCTAAGGCTGGCCGATGATTACGGTCTTGTACCTTTTGCAATTCAAGAAAGGCCGCATTAAGCGCATTAGAAGCGTTGTAATTCTTCGGCAGTGATAGATCCTGCGTATCTTGCATTTGTTTAACACGATCTAATACAAGATCGGTTAGCTTAGTCGGTTTCTGCTGTTGTGCTACTTGATTATTCATTACATCCACCCCATTTGCTCATTAAATAGTTCTGATAAAGTTTGTTGCGATTTGTAATAGCGAGTAAGTGCTTCAACATCACCTACGGGGGTTGCTTGCTTAACAAATACTGCGTTCATTGGATTATTTTGTAGAAGGATAAATCCTTCTGCTTTTTTCATTTTTTGATCAAACATGATAAAATAGACCTCGATAAATATTTTTGTTTATTTTCTATTTGCCATCGGATGTGTCAGATCCGGTGGCTTTTTTGTTTGGGTTATCTGGATCACCGAGCGCCCCTAAGATTTGCCAGAAAAGAACAAATCCAAAGACAAGGAATAATCCAGACCCGCAAAACAATGAGATTAACATTGCAGCAGTTAAGCCTGTGCAAATCAAAGCTGGTTCATTCATTCAATCACCGCCTTTCGTTCAGCTAGCCCATAGCGAATTAGATTTTCAAGATAGCGTGCTTGTTGCCAAACATAGCCATCAGTTGGCTTGCCACCACTGATAAACCAATCACCTAAGCGTTCCCGTACCATTTGTATGGCATTTAATGGGAAATCATACTCATCAAGCAGTTGGTTAATTCGTTCCATTCCGTCTTTCATTTTTGTTTACCTCCTCTGAAAACATCTAAGCTAACGTCTAATGCGTCAGCAATCTTACACATATTTTTGAACGGTGGTTCCTTCCCATCGTTTTTGTAGTTATAAATTGTTGTTAGTGGTATGCCTGTCATTTTAGATAAGCGATAAGCTGTCATATTTTGCTTGTCTAACTGGATTTGTATGCTATTCCACAACATCTTGTATAAATCAACCCTTTCTATATCCATATGTAGTGCTATAATCAAATTTGCGATTGAACACTCCTTCAAATAAATCGATCGCAAATCTAACAGAAAAGAGGAATCACTATGGATGGATTCGAAGAATTGTCTAATCAACTGAATAGAATGGCTAAAGGTGCCAAAGAATTAGAAGGAACTCACGAAACAAGCTTTGCTGAATTATTTACTGATTCATTCGTTCAAGCCAACTCAAAGTTCCACTCTATGGATGAGTTCTGGCAATCCGTCGGGATAAACAGTACAGAAGATTTTGATAATATTCCCGATGAGAAATTAAATGCCTTTGTTTCTTCAAATACTACCTTCAGTACATTCCAAGAAATGCTTGATGAAGCAACAAATGCTTACATCAGTCGCAAACTTGGGTTTTAATATTCAATTCAAAATTAGATATTTCATCTAACGTTTTATTTAACTGTTCCAATTGCTGTTTTGCATCTCGGAGCAGTTTTTTTAGTTCGTCATCATTAGAAACCCAAAATTTCAATTTAAGATCCGAAATTTTCTTTTCCACGTTGTCACCTCCTTTCAATGCTTCTTCCGATACTTTGACTTCAATACATTCAGCTTTTCGCCTTCGATAACGTTGACGATTGCTCCAATTAAGAAGCAGCCAATAATCGTCAACACGCACCACGCTAGATACGCCATTTAATCACCTCTCAACGCTTTTACATATGGACTTTCATGATCTTCGTAGTATCTTTCTGATCGAAATGTTTCAAACTTTTGATATTCCTTCAGATCAACGCGACCACTGGCAAGAAATACTTTTTGCCAATCTGGATAGTTTTCTTGTGCCCATGACCTGCGTCTGTTAAAGGTTGATAATGACATAGGAACTTCAATTTCCTTATTTCCAACCTTTTTTATTGACTTCCAAACATTGCAAAACTCTAGCCTGTTCATCTGGTATAAATATGGGCTCATCTAATCACCTCCTAAGCCTCAATTACTGGTGCATTTAAGAACTTATTAATGAAATATTGTTGTCCTTTGCCAGTCACTTTCGTTGTAATGTTGACAGTTGTATGCCCATCAGAATGATTAATTACTGTTTCTTTAGTCTTAAACAGGCCTAATTCCATCGAACGCTGAGTAGGGACATTACGATTACTTCCTCTTGTTCCCAAGTAGCCATTCTTTCTCATCCAAGCAAACAGTCTATTTTGCCCAATATTTACTCCGTTTTGGCGAAGGATTTTGGCAAGCTGTCCAATTAGAATGCTTGAGTTGCTTGTAGAAACCGCGTCCGCAAACAGTGCCTTTGGCTTCATCTGCTCGTTCTCTGCTTGAAGTTGCTTACGTTGCTCTTGTTCCCTTTTTAACTGAGTAGCAAGATTAATGATTGTATCTGGATTAAGCAGCGCTTTTTCAATCGTTTGTGGTGTCATATAGGCACCATGCTTACGGATGGCTGGTAGCACTTCACTTGTTACCCAGTGCTTGAATTCTTTGGCGGTTGGTAACTTGCTACCAAGGATTAATGAATAAAGACCCGATTCATTGATGAGTGTTACCTCTCGATGTTGGCCTGCCAGAACGATTCGTTCAGTCAGCTTGTCATCTGCATCAACGTGGTCTCGGATTGCCTTTGGACCATTTGAATACTGGAGGATAGCCGTAAGATCACGTCCAATAAAATATGGTTCATCGTTAAGCGTCATTGTCCGGACTTGTTGTCCATGAAAATTAAATAATTGTGGTTCGTTCACACGAGTCATCTCCTTTTCAGTAAAGTTCATTTCGATAATCGCAATATTTTATTTAAAAATTTTTTCAATAGGTATCCCTAGTTTCTTTGCTAAAGGCGGTAATTCGGTAGCTTGAAATCTATATTTCCCTTGTTCACGACGATAATATTTTTCTGGTTCCTTAAGGCCTAAAGCAGAAGCCATATCACCATACGTAAAGCCCTTTTTTGACCGTAATTGTTTAATTAAATTAAGATTTATAGTACCTGGCATTTATTAACCTCCTTCCATTACATTGCGATAAGCGCAATTAATTTACGATTATTATATTACATTGCTATTTTCGCAAAGTCAAGGTTTTTATTGCAAAAATAGCAATATATATTAAAAACATTTGCGAATTGCGCTATACTTATTGCGTAAAGCGCAACAAGAAAAGGAGGCCATCCGTTTGAACGATGACATTTTACGAGAAAAGATAATAAAGCTACGAGAAGAACGTGGTTGGAGTCAGGCAGAACTCGCTCGACGCATAAACATGAATAATACTGCCTTAAACAAAGTTGAAAAGGGAACTCGCAAATTGTCTAGTTCTGAACTCAGTGAGTTGGCTTCTGCTTTTAACGTTACTACTGATTATCTCCTCGGTCGGACACCTACACCTCAATTTACTCGGCGAGATGAACGTGACGTACAAAAAACACTTGAAGAAATGTTCAACGGTTTAAGCGATAAAAACGCCCTTTCCTATATGAAAAACGGCGACCAAGAAATTGATGAAGAAGATGCTGAACTATTACGGGCTTCTCTTGAAAATGCAATTCGTATGTCAAAAATTCTTGCAAAAAAGAAATTCACCCCTAAAAAGTATCGAAAGAACGATGACTAGGGGTGAATGTGAATGCGTAATGCTGATTGGATAAAACAAAAAGCGTTAGAAGTTGTATATGATGCTGGTACAAATAATCCTATGAAAATTTGTGAAGAGAATGGGATCTACGTTTGTCACCAAGATCTTGGCAAAGCTTTTCTTGGACACTATACAAATATAAGACGCATCCCATTAATCACGCTTTCATCGCAAAATAGTGAATTTGAAAATACTTATACATGTGGTCACGAATTAGGTCATCATTATTGTGATCATGGGAATAACACCGAGTGGCTTTCAAGGCAGAATTTAAAATTTAATACTTGGGGTTCAGAATATGAAGCCAATCTTTTTATGGTTAATATTATGTTAGCTGACGTTGACTTATCTGAATTTGAAACAAAGGAACAACTACTAAAAACATATGGTATTCCACTCTGGGCATCACGATACGTTGATCTTTTAAAGTAAAACTTTTCAAACAAAGGCGAAGAACGAAAAGAAATTATCAACTGGGTTAAAGAGGATGACTAACTTTTATGACCAAAATCTGATGTCGTTAAAAGCTGAATTTTATTTATATTAAGGAGTGTCATTTTATGGCTAAGAAAATTACGGATAAAGATGGAAATGTCTATGTGCAGAAAAAGGCATGGTATAAACGTTGGTGGGTATGGGTAATAATTGTACTTGTACTATTATTTGGAATCGGATCAATGGGAAGCGATGACAATAGTACTTCTTCATCATCAGATGCAGCTACCGAAAGTTCAACTAAATCTTCAAGTAGTAGTACCCATGCAACTTCACAGCAAACTGCTGCACTTCATTCAGCCGAAACATACGCTAATGATATGAATATGTCTAAAGCAGCTATCTTAGATCAATTAACTTCAGATGCTGGCGACAAATTTGCCCAATCAGATGCTCAATATGCTGTTGATCATGTAAAAGCTGATTGGAATAAAAACGCCTTAAAATCTGCAGAATCCTATCAAAAGGATCAAGATATGTCAACCGAAGAAATCCGCGATCAATTAACATCCCCTGATGGAGATCAATTTACTCAGGAACAGGCTGACTATGCTATCAATCATTTATCAAAATAAGCAATAATTTATATATTATTACCGGCATTATGCCGGATACATAGTTGTCCAACCAAATTGATGACATTAAAAGCTATTTAATATTCAAGTTTTAAACCGGTCGAAATCGACCGGTTTAAAAAGCACTATAAAAGAACGTATGTACGGGAAGGACTGTTTATTATGAATAAAAATGAACTGCTGGAATATATAGATACTAACTCCACCGCCATTACTATTTTCAAGGATAAGGTACGAACTGAGCAGGAAGCCAAAAATAAAAAGCGTCAACCCGCTAAGCGATGGAACGAAGCTAAGATTGAGCGCACCGTAGATAAATTTACCGATGATTTTATCAGTAATGTTTACGACAAGTTATATAAGGGGGTGAAAGCCAATAGAAATACACCAAGAAATAAATGGATTGAGTTTATCGAAACTAACGAAATCCTTGATAGTTTAGAAGAATCAGTAAGTATGATGGAGATTGGAGAAGATTAATTATGTGGATGCAAGAACGCAATGGGAAATTCCGCTTCTTTGAGCAATATAAAGATCCTCTAACTAATAAGACTAAAATCATTAGTATTACAATGAAAGACCATAAAAAGAGTACTGCTAAGCAAGCTCAAATTATTCTAGATAATCGCATATCCAAAGCTTTATCAAAAGTCGGTATCGGAAAAATAATTCATGGAATTACACTCAAACAGTTACTTGGTGAATATACTAAATATGAAAAGCCGCGAATTAGGAGATCAACGTATTATAGCCATCAAACAATGGTTAATACCTTACTAGATATTTTTGGCAACGATGCCTTAGTTGAAAAATTTACCCCGCTTATCATTACTGAAAAACTAGAAAGTCTAATGTATGGGGATAGAGAGTTGTCCAGTGGCTATGTATCACGATATAAGTACTATCTACACAAGTTATTTGATTATGCCGTAAAACACTCATATACAAAAGATAACCCAGTTGATAACGTTAAAATTGATTATAAGGCCCCTGCTAATGGTCAACAAATTAAAGATAAGTTCCTCGAAGCTGACGAACTGAAAGCCGTGCTCAAGTATCTATATAACAATACTAGAATCTACGGAGAACTTTGCGAATGGTTATATCTCACCGGGCTACGTTTTGGTGAAGCAGCCGCTTTAAGTTTTGATGACGTTTACCAAAAGGACAATCATTGGTTTGTAGATATAACTGGCACATTAGAGTATAAACGAATTAAAATCAAAGAACAAAAAAAGAGTGACGCACCTAAAACCTCATCCTCAGTCCGTAGCGTTGTACTACCAAAGAAAGCCGTTCAAATTTATCTTGATCTGAAGAAAAAATCTAATGGCAAAGGTTTTATCTTCGCAACCGAAAACGGCACACCGATCCAAACGGCATCAGTAAATACTGTTTTAAGATCAGCAAAGAAGAAACTTAAACTTAATAAACCACTAAGTACTCATGTATTCAGACATACCCACATCTCGAAAATGGCCGAGTTAGGAATTCCGCTATATGTAATCCAACAAAGAGTTGGTCACTCCAGTAGTAAGATTACCTCCCAGATATATCTTCATGTGACACAAAAAGCAATTGAAAAGGAAGCGTCAAAACTTGATGAACTATAA